CCCCAATGATCTTTCTGAGTTACGAGATCCTGACCCAGTTCTACCTGGAACCAGGAATCCTTTTGATTCTTGTTGCAGGGTAGGAATGTCAGAGAGTTGATCTCTTAATACGCTTTCGCACTTTCTGCATAGATACTTCTCATCTTTTGCATGGTGCTGACATAACTGACATTCCATTTGTCTACCCCTATTTTTTATCTAATTGTTTCATCAAGTCATCAACTGTATCAAAGTCTTTGTACTCTTCTGGCGTATTAACCTTTTCTATTTCTTCTTTAAATGCATTGAGTGCAAGGGTTCTTCTTTCCCACGCACCTTTATTTGGTCCAAGCAATGTTAGTAGCAATGCCCATGGTCCAAGAACATATGCTACGAATGTCCAGATAAGAATACTTCTTGCATAGACTAATGCTACTGCTGCTGTTAGCAACATCCATAAGATAGTCATAGTGACATGTCGTCCTTTACATATCTACCATCTCTGCTCATGTCAATGACTACTGCCCATACTCGTGGACCCCATTCATCAAACTCTTCAATCTGTGCATAGACTGGATAGAGTCCATCACCATTGCCTGTAGAAAATACAGTTGCATCATGATCACCTAAAGTACCAAAGCCATTAGTTAGTGTGGCATTAGCAGCACCCATGTAACTGTACTCGCCTACTCTGTTTACATGGTCTTCAAGATCAAAGTTTTCTTCATCATCATAGGACTTCCACTTATCTAAATACAATGGATCGCCAATTATTGCTTGACCTGAGTCAACAAAAAATGTTCCTATTAGTTGTAGATTGTTTAACTTCTTAGCCTTAATTTTCTTACTCATTACTTTTTCTCCTCATTCTCGTTGTAGTCTATGAAGCCAATTTTCTCCATAGTTTTGTTGCATTTACCGCAGTTTTCGTCAGATATCTGAACACAATCATCTGCCTTACACCAGTATATCATCTCAGTCATCTGTTCTCCAAACGCTTGTAAGTGTATATAGTTGAATGCTTTAAGCATTCTGTGCTTCTTTGACTCAGTAGGTTCTTCTTTGATTGTATACATACCGTCGCCTACTTCCTGTTCTTGCTTGGCAATTCTGTATTGCCTGTCGTATTCTTTTCTACATTCTCTGCAGACAGTAACTCTTCTTGTACCTGATCTATGAGCCAAGGCAAAGTATTTATCTTCCAAAGGATATGTAATTTCACATTTGACGCAAACTCTTTTATCCATCTCATTTGCCCTCCTGTGGAAAACCTATAGGGTTGTCTCTGTAGAAATCAGATAACTTAGCAAGTCTTTGGTGTACCTTTTGTATGTAAACAAATTCTTCTTCGGTTGCATTTGGGTAGTCTGATCTTGCAGAACCTGGAAGTATCATAACTCCAGTATCAAAAAACATATCTATGTAGCGTCTTTCAAACTTTGTTATATTGCTCATTAGTTGGCCTCCTCTTTTTTACGACGAATATCATAATTAACGAGATAGCCAATAATCTTTTCTCTATTTGGATAATCTTCACGAAGAGTATTCTTTTCGTATCTTCCTATTGCAGTGTTGCACTTATTGCAAACAACACCTCTAACGCACTTACCACAGGATGACTTTCCTGGACAGCAAGCATGGTCGTGGTCTACATGTAAGTTTCTATCTGTGTCTAATTCTTGCTTAGAACCACAAACATTGCAACCATCTTCTGAAAGATCATTCCATTGTTCAATAGTTAGATTGTATTTATACTTAAGTCTTGATTTAAGTGAGTATGAATAGGAATAGACTTGCTTTCCATTTACATTCCTGTAGACTTTCTTTTCTTGATTAGCACCAAGGATTTCTAATATTGAATCAGTCTGACCAGTTAATCTTACACGATCATAGTGCACACGACAATAACCTTTTGCATAATGTCTCTTATCGCAATCATCAACTGTGCAACTCTTGCTTCCTTGCGTTCTTGACATTTTTAAATTGTAACCATTTCTGCAACTCTTGCAAAGACGATCATGACCATACTTTAATGTTCTCCAAGCATGACCAGAATAGAATTGCGATAGGTCTTTTTCTTCTTTACAATCTGAACAAGTTTTTGTATTCATTATGCATACACCTCGTTAAATTCACGATAAGTGATTATGCCCTTATATTCATTGCAATTTCCCTCACTGCCTTCTTGTCCACAGTATTGGGTTGTTGAGTAATCAATTGCATCAGCGATATGTCCTTCGCAAAAAATGCACATTAAACTATCTAAAGTTCTCATTTCTAATCTCCTAAGTTGTTGTAGTTTTACAGTTTCTCAACTGCATCTACTAAGTATACCATTGGAGTTTGTATATTGTCAAATAAAAGGCCTTATTTTGATAACAAATTGATAACAATATCCTGTGAGTTTCCTGAGATAATATTAATCAAGGCTGTACCAGCCCTTATCATGTAATGTATATAAACGCTTAAAATATGTCTCATATTTATATCTGACATTATCTACTGAATATAGGCTTACTGCTCTTTCATGTATTAGTCTTGGATTAAGGCTTTTTACATCTTCCGCCGCTTTTAGGAAATCTTTGAAGGTATGGCACTTATAGCCATTTAGCCCATTAATAACAGTCTCGCTGTAAACACCCCATGGTGTGGTAATTACAGGAGTGCCACAAATTTGGGCTTCAATATGTACATTTGCAAATGGCTCTATGTAGTATGTGGGTGTAAATACTGCTATGGCTTTACCCATAAGATCAGCCTTCTCTTTGCCATAAACTGGACCTATGTACTCGCCATACTCAGTTTTAAAATCTCCAACACCTGCAAGAATTAAACGCTTGCCTAATTTCTCACAGACCTGAGCAGCCACATCAATTCCTTTTCTTGGAATGAGTCTGCCTACATATAGATAATAATCTTCCTTAGTTTCTTGTAAAGGATATTTTGCGGGATCCAAATAACCTGGAATAACATCATCAAAGAAGTTGCCATCTACATTTACAGGATTCTTATGCATAGCATAAATAGAATGCCTCCATGCTTCAGATTCAAATACTCTAAATGGCGCAAATGTACCACCATAGCCAATCCCGTACTCTACTCTTAAATTTTGAGGAAACTCATTAGCAATGCTTACTTGCGTAGAACCAGCAATAAATAGAATAAAGTCTTTAGGCTGTACTCTCTCTTTAATTGCATTTGTGACAGCATTGTTAAAATACTGCCATCCTTCTAATTCAGCATCATATGCAACATGTAGAAAATGCTTGCCATCTAATAATGCAAGTCTTTCTTCTTCTGGCATACATGGAATGAATTCTGTTACATTGGCTTCATTCTCTGTTCCGCCATATAAAAATGTTTCATGACCAAGGGAAGTCATCATGTTACAAAAGTTTATAATCTTGTTTGTATAAGCACAATTTTCGTACTCTGCTGTGGAATTCGTGTGCGGTAATCCGATTATGTGAAATCTCATTTACAGCAATCCCCTTTGCAGCATTCATTTTCTAACAAGTAGATAATCTTGTCTATTGTCTGAATTGATTTATTAATGCTTTCTTTTGCTTCAGATAATGTCTTCTGGTAATTCTGATTGTTCGTATCCATTGGATAACTCATTCCCCCCATTTATTTCCTCCATTAGTTGTTCTCGTATTGCTTCTTTCAAAGCGACTATCCATGCATTAGCAAATTCTAATTGTTCTTGATCTTCTGATTGAAGAATAATATCTCCATTGTAAAAGAACCATTTATTGCTTTCCATAGTTGTCTCCGTTATATCGTTTGTTTCTTACCTGTGCAAGTGTACTACCTATGTTAGGTAAGTCTTTCCCTGGATTCCGTTTTTTATAGGAAGTGATATATCTATCAAGGTATTCATCTATTAATTGTACCACTTGCTCATCAGTCATATGATTTAACTCTGATGGGTTGTTGTGTTTCCAAAATCTTGATATGAGTCCTGGTTCTTTATTTACCATAGTTTACAATCCTTGGCTAAATGCATTTTCAGATCTGTCTCTGTATGCCAAAGCATTTTCTGTCCTCTTTTAATTCTTCTTGTACAAGCACTACAATTAATGTAGTTATCAATATTTAATAGAGTTCTCCAACCAGGAGTAGTATTTCTATTATCTATGTAATCCTTTTCTTTTTTAAAAGGACTTCTCTCATCTATCCAATTAGTGTTACTTCCCATTCTTTTTTCCTTTTCTCATCTGCCCATGGCTGTCTTTAACATATAGAAATAAATCTTTAAATTAAAGACAGGGCTTCGCCCCTTTGTACTACTTCGTAATCCAGCACTTGTGATGAGGATTCAACGAGACCCTAAGCAATCTGCCCGTAGTCCCTCCAGAACCAACATTGATGTGATCTCTAAACGCTCTGAAGTAATCCTATTGTATCAGAAGAGTTTTTCTATTGTCAAATTCTATAAAAAAGAAAGCCCTCCAAGCGAGAATGAGAGTAAGCACTTGGAGGACTTCCTATAGTATGTGAATTAAATTCACAAAGTTGACACTTAGGAGGCAATCAACTGTAATTATTATAACATAGGCCTTTGTATCATGTCAAACAGGCAAGATAATTGTTATATTACCTTCATTGTCTATTTGAATTGCTGTTCTTTCTTGTAAAATTTCTTCTGTCATTTTAGTACCAGCCTTTTTCTTTAAAATGATTCCAGGCTCCACATGGGTGTGAATGTCTTCTGGAAATGTATGAGAGGGTAGCGACTAACTGTGCTACTCCTGCATTGGATTTTTTCATGCCTAAACTACTTACTGTAGAGTCAAGCATTTGGCCTATTCCACTGGCTGTAGATGTAGGATTTTGTGCTTTAGGATTCCAACTTGACTCTTTTCCAATCAACTTGGTAAAGCATTTATATTGCTCTTTATTTAGTAATTCTTGGGCTACCTGCTTTGCAGATACCTGCATCAAAGGTGGCCTGTCTTTATATACTACTGGAACTGCTGGTGTTGGGCTGGATAGTTGTAATAATAAAACAGATATTACTATAAATAGTCCAGCGATAAATGTATTTTTGTTTAAAATAGGTCTTCTCCTCAGTTAACCCCATGAATTTCCCCATGAGTATTCCTGTCAGATGCCCTTTAAACGCCTTTGGAGGCACTTTAAAGACACTTTCAGGCTTTGGTCGTTCCATATTATGTTGTTTAAGTTTAAATGGCCCCAGAATCGCTTCCAGGGCCACCTTTAAGATCTGAATCGCTCAAAATTTCCCAATGGATGTGTGTAGCGTTGTGATCTTAATATCTAATTTTACCAGTTATTTGGAATTTCGTCCAAACTCTTTTTCGTTAGGCTGTAGAGCCTTTGCTAAAGGTCCAAGAAGACCTGCTAAAAATGCATTTGCCAAGACCTTTGGATCTGTGATTCCGCTCATGTAGAGGGCCACAACTGATGCCAGAGATGCTCTTGCCCATGACTGAGCCATAGCAATTGCCTTTTCTTTATTGGATTTTACGATTTTGGCCTTAGCCATCTTTGTTCTCCTTTTTTAACTTCATTGTTTTTATTCTTGCTTTTACTTCGTCAGGTGTCTCAACTATCTCAAAATGCATTTCATCCTTGCGTTTTGCATAGTCTCCACCCCAACGAATGCCGTACTTCTTACATAATTCTCTAATTGTAGCAGCCTGCTGCTTGGTAAATGTGTTTTCTGCATGTAATGGATGCTTGGTCGCATTTAGATCTATGGCTGTACCTGATGAGTGGTTGCTCAAATCAGAATCACTACCTCTAACATCCCTATAAGCGTATGCCCAATCGTCAAACACTCCAGTGTCAATAGGCTCTACCTGAGCGTGAAACTCAGCAGCAAAGGCAGTCAAGATTACTCCTGCGTCCTTCTGTAGTCTCATTTTTCTGTCAGTGCCTTTAACTTTAAAGACCTTGACTTCTATTTCCTTTTCGTCTTTAGATGCAGGCCATCCATTTTGTGATTTTTGCATTACAGGTCATTCCTTGTTTTTTTAGGTTTATTATTTGCTTGAATTAAAAGTACCATTATTTGGTCTACTCTTTCCTCAAGTCTGGTTATCTGGTCTTTCATGCTTTTCCCAGAATTTGGGACCAACTCAGACAGGTAGTGCTTGACTAACCATCTAACTGATCCTATGAATGCAACTGCTATTGTGATTGCAGATACAATAAAGCCTGCCCACTGCTCTATGCTCATGTATTACTCCTTATGTTATTTTTTTTTGGTGATTATTAAATTGTGTATCGTTTGTGTGATAGCCTTTAAAGTATCTTCTTCCAGCACCGTGAGGCTTTTCTCTATCCCTGGTTCGTCTTTCTCTGCCAAGCATTTGAGATTCGTTCACATCCATTTGTACTATGTCCTTATCAAAAATATCAACAGCAGGAACAACATTAAAGTTTTCTACATAGTTTCGTGGAATAGGAATAAAGGCTCCAAGAGGATCTCCCTTTTTGACTTTTACAGTGTGTTGCTTTAAAGTCATCTTAATGTTAAAGGTAAAGTCTCTACGAATGTTGTCTGTCTCAATAACACCAGTCATTGCTACACATGTAGGTATAAACATGTTAGGTGGTTGTATAGTCATAAGATTAATTCCTGGAGGAGTTTTAAGAGCAAACATATTTTGAACAGTTATGATTCCACTGTGGAATACATCTTCTATTATTTGCTTACCTTTGTTATCATCATTTAATATTTTAATCTGAGCCCCTGCTTCTCCGCCAGGCCAATAAGCCTCAAAATCAATTAAGGAGTTAATAACAAAGCCATACTGATTTCCTATATTTAATGGCAGGCAGTAATAAAAATGATCAGTAAACCAGTCTCTTTTGACTTTACCAGCAAGTGGAGTTATTATTTCATTGTAATAACCATGTTCTGGAATATCTAACGAATGTGGAATAACCAATATATGATTATCTGGAACTTCAAATCCAGGATCATTCATATAAGTCATTCTTTGCCCCAAAATTGAGCAATTGTATATCTTGTTCCACCTTCAATTTTTGTAACTCCATGAAGATGTTCTGGATCTCCTGGATGTATTGCTAATGTTCCTGCTTGTGGAGTAATCTTAATATCAAAATTTCCGTAATAGGTATTACCACCTTGGTAATCTTCGTTTAGATAAATAATAGAGCCAAACAATCTGTGCTCAAAACCTTTGTGCTCAGTGTTAGTCATATCGTCTGCATGTAGTGGTTGTTCCATTCCTGGGAACCATCTAATAATTTGCAAGGTATCTGATTTACAATCTAAGCCATATTTATCTTTTAGAACTTCTTTGCATCTACGATTAGCATCTCTCATCAATCTTGCTACTTCAGAATCGTAACGCTCTATGGTTTCACAATTAATAAAACGATTAGTCCAGAACCTGTCCTCGGATTCCTCCCAGAGATCTGAACTAATCGCTTGTTCTATTATATACGACGCTTGCTCTTTTGTCAAAAAGCCGTCTATTTTTATTCCGTTGTACATTTATTTTTCCCCTTCTGGTTCTACTGGCTTAGATTTAGATTTTAGCCCATTTGCACTAACTATGCCTGAAAGAGTGCCTGTTAAAAATACAGTTAGTGTTGATACTAAGTCAATAAATGCGGCATCATTAGGCGCTTGTTTCATAGGTTGCGTTACAAATACTAATGCCCAAAGTAAAGAACCAACAGATAAAGT